CTTATGCAAACCCACTTGTGGGTCTTTCACGTATGCACCAGCGTAAGCTTCAGACTTAGATTGTCTTTCTATCAAAGGAACCTGAATACCTTTGTCCCTCAGATAATTGTAGATAATAACATCCCACATCTTTACTTGAGAATATACATCATTATAATTGCACTTTGCAAAGTACGCCATAGTTATCTGCAAGTCAATCAACTTCATCTTGTCTTCAAGAGCATCTACAATCTCCACATCTTGAATGTTGTAATCAATGAATGATTGAAAATCTTTGGTGTACCAATCACGAAAAGTTTCGTAGGGATTCTTCTCCTTCTTCTTGCCGAGTTCAACAAAACCAATATGGTCAAGGGTATAACTTTCTTGTGCAGTATAAGTATATTTTTGATATAGTTCTAAGTAGTCAAGTTGAGTAACACCAACCATATCATATGCAGTTTGTTTTCTACCCATCTTGAAAACTTCATCATCGAAAACAGCTCTCCAAGGAGATAGTCTTTTGATTTCGTCCTCACCCAGACGAACCTTAATACGATTAATTAAATATGGAATGTCAAAGAAACGAGTGTTCCATCCAGTAATAACATCTGGTATGTTGTTCTCCCAAAATCCAATGAACCTAGAAAGAAGTTCATCTTCATTGACACATTTGATATATTTGACATCCTCACGTTCTGTGTGGTACTCACCCAATCCAAACACTACAAAGTTTTTAGTCTGGTGGTTTTTGAGAGTTATCGAAAGAACACGTTCAATTGGATTATTTACTTGAGGAAATCCATGCTCAGATTCAGTCTCAATATCCATTGATGCAACTAGAATCTTACTCATATCCCATTGGACTTCACCCTTGAAGGTATCAGAAATCCACTGGTAAGGCCATCTAGTAAATCCATAGACCATTCCAGGCTGACTCTTGTATTGTTCAACAAATTCTTTTGCACCCTTGATGGATTCCTGAGTAACAGGAGTTAGATACTTATTATCAAGAGTTCTGAATTGAGTTGGTTTTTTTACTGGAACAAAAAGTGTAGGTTGGAATTTGCGGCGAGAGGTTACACGTTCTCCATTCTTGATGCCACGTACAAGAACAGAATTACCAAATACTGTTACATTCGTATAAAAATCCATATATCTCCAAGTTTCATTATATAATACCTCAATGAATTCAAAAAGTCAAGTCTATTATCCATTGAGTTGTACGTTAGGAAGGACAATACCAGAACCAAATTTACTATTCCAAGCATCACGAGCTTCATCAATAACATCAGTGATACAGATAGTCCAATTTAAAGGAATTGTTACGTTATCATGTTTTGCGAAGGGAGGCCATGGCATGAAACCTAGACCTTGTTGTTGGGGCATAATCTGGCAAGGATTGGCGATAGCAACAGAGTCTCCCACAACTGTCACATCACCGATTAACTCCTCACCAGACTTTAACTTTACTAATTTTATATCACTCATCCTTCTTTTTTCCTATGTTATATTTTGTTTCAAGAATCCACTCATCCTTCTCATTGAAGGAGAGTACTTTTATTTGACTCAAAGGAGCTTTAGGTTCAGCTTCTCCAACTAAACCAACCAAACCCCAATCACTCAAAAGACCAGCAATAGTGTTTCGTCTTTCTAAATCATTATCAGTTAAACTTGACTTCTTGCCGTCAAGTGCAAATAGTTCCTTGAAATGTACAACATAGTACTTCCCCTTCTTGTGAAGGAGATGACAGGACTGATATAATTTTCTTTCTTTTCTCGATGCAACACCAATTCTTGATAAAGTCTCACGAACCTTCAGAAAGTCATCTGGTTCGTTCAGAGTTACTTCCAGCATATTTTCTGGACCCCAATTCAATTCACCATTATTCATTTCCACCTTTATTCAATTTGATACGGATATTCTCTATGTCATCATCTGTAAGTAAATCCAAGGCATCCTTGGCTTTCTGGTCACTATATCCGAAATATTCTTTCACCAATTCTAAGTTATCTACTTTAGAAGTCTTCAACCAAGGAGCAAATCTTTTCCTTGGTCTAATACTATTTAGGAGAAAGTCAAATTGAAGTTTACTATCTAACTGATTGTTAATATTCATTTCATTAACCAACAGTATAGTATCTGGAAATGCATATAACGCATGATTTACAACCCATGCAGGATATTTCTTTTCATAAAGAGAATCTTCCATCAAATTCTCTTTGGTGTAGTTAATTGCGTTTAGATACTCTTTTAATTCAGGCATAACTTATCCAGTGTTTTCGGTTTTCCTTGTTTGATATCGACCTTTTCTTGACAATTAATTTATTCTCTATCTTTTTCAATATTATGTTCTGTCCCAAATTATAAATGAAATCATCACTAACCCACATGACATAAACATCATCATTTTCTACATTACAAATACCATTTTTTCGTAACCAAATCGCCGCTGCATGATCGTCACGATGCTGTGTTCCAGAATTTTGTGTGATTGGTATACCACGATTATGTTTTATAAATTTTCCAATTCTATTATCTATATCGTTGGATGATTTAGTAGATGATCCAGTATATAAAGAAGTTTCAGCTAGACCATTTTTTTTAAGAAGAATATATATTCCATTAAAATTTAATTTTATTATATTACCATTATTATGTAGAGTATGGCCGGACAGTGTATTTTCTGTTAAGATTATTTTCCATCTACCATTTTTTTCCATCTGTTTGTATGCGAGTTCAGATATTTGGTCATCATTATAATATTCTTTACCAAATAAATTTATGGATGGTTTAATATTACTCATAATATATTTTCCTTATCTTATATTATTGCTATTTCCAATAACCCAATAACAAGGATTACTAGCTGTTTTGTATAAATCTAAATCCACCATCATGTCGTAAGCTTTGGATTCATAAATCTTATCCAATTCAAATCCTACGTTTCTACTCCATAATTGTTGGTAAGACCAATTTCCTGTCAAAAAATCAAAATCATAATCCCATATCATACCCTCTAAATTCTTCTGAACATCCTTTACTCTATTATATCCAAATGGTTGTAAACCTACAAGTCGAAACTTTTTGTCATATAGTCTTTTACCTTCCACTACTCCTGTAAATGTAACTGCACTTCCACATGGTACAAATAGAATATCACATTCCTCTGGAATATTCTGAACCTGTTCTGCAATTTTACCTATAATAGAAGACCTATATTGTTGAGCTGCATATCCAAACAATACTTTAAACATAGGTCTTGTCTCTGCAAGTTTATTCAGATTAGAATATATGACATTATTAAATCCTTGAGATTCACTAAGGACTACCAATTCAGAACCCATGTCTTTACACCAACTCATGGCTTTATGTTTAAGAGCTTTTTCTATTGTAGTATTACCAAATCCTATAATAGATTTGAGTCCATACTCCTGAGCGACTCTAGAAACAATAACTGCTTGTGGGGAATGAATTGAAGCTGCTGTGGATATAGTAGAACCACACTCTGATTTTATATAATCTAGATTTGTTTCAATGAGGTCTCTACATTGCCTAATCTTACCCCCTGTTACAAAATCTGCACCATATGGAGCATATAAATCATCTCGTTTGAAAAGAGTACCACTATAATTTTCTACAGGAGTTAGTTCCAAAATGCATCCAATGTTGAGGGTTTAGGGAATAATTCTGTTTCAGAATTTTTACTGAAGCACCAGATATTTTCTATGAATGTTCGTTTCATAAACTCATCCATTTGTCTCTTATCAAAAGAACCATCTTCAGTTTTAAACTTAGATTTTCCTTGAGGTCTCTGCATAATTCTCATACCCACCTGACCTATAAAATAAGGATTCAAAAATACATCATTACATAACTCATCACTTGACCTGTATCTTTTTCCTTTAATTTGAGGGTCAAAAATATTGACTGCAAGAACACCATTTTCATTTAACGATTTGAATGAATTTCTTGATACTGGAATATAGAAATTATCTCTCCATGATTCATATTCATTAAATTTAGACCATGATTGATCTTCTTGATGTTCACCACCCTTATTATATTCTTCAGTAGAAAAATATGGTGGAGAGGTAAATGCACAATCAATGTTAGAAATAGACTCCCAAGGTAGATCCTCAGCACCACACCGATAGATTGTAACTTTTTTAGTACCTTGACTTTGAAATCTATTTGAGTTTACTTGTACTAATGGATTACTTTCGTTTCCAAGAATCCTTTCATACTCAATGCATTCTTGCTGATACCTCTCGTATGTATTTGGATTAGGGTCACATCCAATATATTCTGAAGCATTACTGGCGAAGAAACCACACAATCTGTCACCCCATCCACAGCTGGTATCTAATACCTTAGATGCATTTGTCATTTCATAGATGCACTTTGCAACCAATGGTTTAAACTGAGTTGCAATATACGTACCAAGACGAAATGCAGATATGTAAGAATCTTGACATAAATTACCACCAATTAAATTACCATCTTTGTCTTTGGATACATTATTGATACCTCTCCATATTGGTCCAAGACATTTCCAAATATCTTTAGGAGTACCAGTATTCCAAACATCAATAGGAGCTCTAAATCCATAGGAACCACAATTGAGTCTTAGGTCTTGACAAAAATAATTACTTGCAGTATTGAATTTATTAGAAGCATCAATTACACCTAAACCATGAGTAGAATATGGATACTGATAGTCATCGAATTTTTCCATGACATCTGCATCTGTAATCAAAGATTTAGTATGTTTTTCAGTTCTGAGTTGTTTAAAACAATCTTCCATATCATAAATGGAAATATGTTTCAAAGGAAAAGTAGGCCTTTCAGCTGCAATAAAAGTAGCAAGAGTATCCCGAAAGACCTCTTTTCCATACTTTTGTGTTAGAATCTGAAAGTGTCCTTTTTGAATGATAGGAAGACCATCTGAATTTGTATGGTCTTTTAAGGTTTGGTACAGTTCATTTGAACTTTGCATTAGACATTATCTCCACTAAACAAGCCATTAAATTAATTTCTTGGTCAGCCACAAAAGCAGATTTGTATTGATATTCTGCAATCACTAGAATAGTCGCAGGGATTGTACTAGGGTCACATTTTTCATACAATTTATCATATATCTTTCGATATACTTTTTGTGGGTCATTATCAAGATTGTTTACCACCCAAGCACGAACTGATTTGAAGTTCTTGGATTTGAGTGAATCAATCAATTCATTCATATTGGTATCGCTGATATTTAGCAGAATACCAGAGTCAATCTTTCCAGAAACAGAATATCGTTGAAGTTCATTCAGAACTCTACGAAAATCTGGAAAGTGTTTCAAGATTAATTCTACAACTACCTTTTCCTCATATTGAATCTTATTCTCAGTAAGAATAAAGAAACAACGCTGAAGAAATTCGTTAGCCATCTTTTTAGGGTCAACGGAAGAATAATCTATGACTGCACACCTTGAATGAATCGGTTCAATAATTCGATTCTTGAAATTACAGGTGAAGATAAAGGAACAGTTGGAAGAGAACTTTTCTATAAATCCTCTCATTGCAGGCTGGACTGAATCTGGCGTCATGTAGTCAGCTTCATCTATGATGACAACTTTTCGTCCACCAGACATAGAAACAGAACTACAGTATTGTGTAAGCTTATTCCGAAGCGTTTCAATCAATCGACCTTCATCAGACCCATTGATAATAATATAGTCACAATCTAATTCCTTACACAATACTATAGCTGCAGAAGTCTTACCAGTGCCGGGACTTCCACTCAAGATAAGATTTGGTATCTTATCTTGACTAACTATTTCTTTAAAGGTATTTTTGATACTTTCTGGAAGTATCAACTTATCAACTGTAGAAGGTCTATACCTTTCTACCCATAATATATCTTTATTCATTATCCCCCATAAGTGGAAGATGACTCAGTTGCTATCCAGTATTGGAGTTGATTTTTGGAGAATCTTGCGATTCCTTTTGAGGAGATTTCAACATCAAAATCTTCAGTTGATACCATCTTGAAGTTTTCAATCTTAAATACAAACCTAAATGTTGCATTAGAAGTCTCTGTCAGATTTACATGAAAGGTATCTGAAGAGTCATTATTTACATCCATTGCACGAAGTCTAATTACATCATTTGGTTGTGAACCACCTTCTACAACAATCTCAGGAGTACCAAGAACATTACCAGCTTTAAGTAACTGAGAGAGTGTATCTTGAGTTAGTTTAAAACTAACCTCTGGGTCTGGGACTGTTATATTTTTTTCTGGTGGAGTCACAATCATAGAAGGGTCACAATAAACATAATCTAGACTATATTTATCATTACCAATTTTGACTGACTTTTCACCAAACTCAAAGTCTGGGTCTTCAAATAATGAAACTGCACCCAAGAACCTATTTACCTCATAGATAGCAAAATCTTGAGGAAATGTAGTTTCCACTTCTGCTTCTGCAAGAATATTCTTTTGAACTGATACAGTTCTCAGAAGATTTCCAGCCTTTACATCAATTGACATATTAATGTCACTGAAGTTTTTTAACATATTAAGTGTGGACTTATGTATTTTCATATCAACTCCCTCAAATCTGCACCAAATGGTACATCTTGTTTCAAAATATCATTAAAAACAACTTTCCATAGTTGTTCTGATCCTATAGCACAAACCTCAAAAAACTCCTCTTTTGGTAAAGAACTTTCTATACCATTAAGTCTGTCTTTTAATTCTTGGTTTTCAGTCTCAAGACTGTCTAATCTATTAACTAAATTTTCAATTAGTCTTTTCATTTTCCCTTTCATGGATTGATAAAGCAATTATTGCATAATGAATGACTTTCATCAAGTCGTTACGATTGTATCCATTCTTCTTACCATAGCGCTGGGCATACTTAATAATGTTACCGATGGCAAAACCTTCACCATGCCCAGCGTCTATGATAAATTCTGTAGATTGGATTTTACCAGAAGCATAATGTTGGTCATAAGTACCATCAATATACTTCTGAATCTGTTGAATTAATTCACCTTCATTGAATTTGTACATAGTATCTCATAATAAAATTGAAATGTCAAGTTAAAAAAGGGTGCAAAGGCACCCATTTAATTAAGGACGATTATCAATAATATTTCGTGCTTGATTTTTCATGTGATTATCACTACATGACTCAATGTACCTACGCATAGCAGGATGTTTAGACTTAACTCGATTATTCCTCACTCCTTGTCCTTGTAGGTCATTTAAGACATCACAAAGAAAAGTAGAAATACCAACAAAATACAAATCTTTCATTTCGTCTTTCTGATTTAACTCAGCTAAACCATATTCCACAAATTCACCACTACGATTGACTTTCGTGTATCTCCAATGAAGGATATTCTTTAAATCTTCCTTAGTACAAAAAGGTGGAATTTGTCTACCAGTTTCCTCATCGGTAAACTTTTCTGTTAAAGTATGAAAAGCTCTAATGAAAGTTCTAAGAGCTGAATTTGGAAGTTCATTTTGAGGTAATGTAGTCAAACCTTTTCCCGACTTATATTCTACAGCCCCACCTTCTGACCTTGTAAATTGAATCTCTTTGAGAGTATTCAATGCCCAACCAAAATTATCTTCTCCGAAATGTCGAATTTCCCTTCCAGGCTTTCCAGACTTTCCATATGAAAAACCTTCAAATGAACCAAGATTCCAATTGGGAACAGAATTTGTAGTTTTGGAAACTACACCATCGTAATCTATATCATGTTTCTCAAAAAGATTTCGTAGTTCAACCCACTTCTTATCACCAGATTTAACACCAGCAATAAATTTAGTAGATTGGTCATGTGGATTTTGATGTTGTTGGTCCCTTACAAAACTTTCTGTTTCTATTTTCTGATAATTAGTATAATTCATATCAGTATAAACAGAATGAAAGTCAATCATCATAATGACATCGGTTACTTGACCACCATGACTCCTAAGTTTCATGTAATGCCGACCATTACCACAAATCTTGGAAATTACAATACCAGTTACCCTTCCCCAAGGATCTACAACCCAACGTACAAATCCAGTTAGTGGATTTGAACCTTGTTGGCACCAACCATTTTCCATGACACGTTCATCATATTGTTTAACATGATTAGATCCTTTAAAGAATCTCCATAACCTATCTGCCCCTAATCCGTTACCAAGTTTTGCATCTGAAGTAAAACAGGAGTCAGTAGGAACTCTGTATAAACAAGTACCCTCATCAATATACTTTTGAGGATTAGATATTATATCTTCTACTTCATCTACAATAGAAGGTATATTTTTGTAATTTGAATCATCTGATAAAATGAGTTCTTCAGAATTTGTCACAATATTGTTATGATAATGATAATCATTATTCACTAAATCATCAAAATATCGACAAATTTCTTCGTTTGAGTTACGATAAAGACCCACAAAATCTTTTGTGGATGGGATATCCGAAACGAATGCTTCGGTAGAAGTAGTGTTTTCAGCCACACTAAGCTGTTCTATAATACTCATAATTCTCCTTTAATGAAGTTGAGCGTTTATCCAATTAGACCCTATAAATGATTAATCACTTTAGTAATTAATCTCACTGACCACCAGCGTCATAGTTCTAATTGGTACAATACTATATATCATTTAGTATACTCTTATACTAACATAAAAAATCTCAAATGTCAAGACATTTATTTAGTAAACAGGTATAATCTTTCACTATTTCCAGATTCTTTCTGTTTACCAGATTTAGCCACATCTAAACTAGTTTGTGTTTTCCATTGTATCTGTTTTACTCCACTTTCAGTAAAGTATTTTTTTGAAATATTTGAAAGGTCATCTCCAATATAAATTGTTTCCTTTTTACTCTGGTATTGGGGAACAATAACAAAACTGAAAGTTCCACCCTTTTCCAAAACTTCATAACATATTTTTACAGTCTCTTCCCAATACCCCTTCAACCAATCTTGATAATTAGGAAAAGATTCGATTGATTGTTCTCCACCATTATATACTTCTAAATCAAAGTATGGCGGAGAGAAGAAAACAGAGTCAAAATATCCCTTATATTTTTCTATGAAATCATGTCTTTTATCCAACTGCTCAGAAGGACAGCAGTAAAAATCAAATTTTAAATCATCACCAATAAAAGGATTGCTGGTATGTTCTTCGCATAACTGATTACATTTATCAACTACATGAGGAATTACATCTACGCCCACATAATGTTTGACATTGGCACTAAATGAACCTATAAGATAAGATGCCCAACCCAAACATGGTGTTAATAATTTTTCTGACTTTAAAATATTACTAATAATATATGCAGCTGTATTAGGATTGAATATAGAAGCTTTACTTGATGTGCCTCTAAGTATA